ATAATAACAGATAGTATTACATATAGTATTACATATAGTATTACATATAGTATTACATATAGTATTACATATTTTATATAGAACACAATGAATATAAGTATGTTGATAAAGGTAAATACCTATATTTATCAACAGTTAAAGCAGCAGCATCGTATGGTGAAACAATATCATATGTTTGATTTTCAATAATCTGGGTCATGTCATGTAATGTGTGAATAGAATAACCCGAAAAAGCCCTATTTTTGTTATGACTCATAATAGAAGACACATCAAGCGTGTGATGTGTGGCAATATTCCAGTAAAAAACATAAGGTGCAAGATTAAACCCGTTTTGTATAAATATATCTGTAATATCGGGGGTGAACTCAGTAAGTATATTATAAGTATCATTATGTGAAAAATCACTAACAAATAAAATATTTAAATTATCAACGAAACGTGTAGTAGAATTACTACCATAGATTCCTTGTATGATTAAATCAGTAGCAGAACTCCATAGTAATGGAGAACCTTGTATAGGTGCAATAGAATAAAAAAAGGTGTCCATAATATCCATAAAAGAATCAGTATGATGAAATTGAATCCAAACCGAGGATTTGGCAACGGCAATAATGCGCGATTCAATATTACTGTTACATGCGACAGTGATGGCAATACCAATAGCATTATAAAAAGCACTGGTATCATTCTGTAACATAGATTCCGAAACATCAATGACTGGTATAGTGAATTGAAAAGCCCCAACTTTGAATATGTTCATCATTTGTTTCCATATAAGATTTAAGGAGTTACGTTGTTGAATAACAGAATCATTATAATAATTGTTGTTGTTATTATTATTAATAATTCGAACAGCATGTTTAATAAGAAAATCATAAGAGGGTAGAGAACCAAAGAATACTTTATTAGTAAAACGACAATTAGCATTGTATTTGTCACAAAAGTCGGTATGATAAGATGTAAATTTATCAAAATGTTTCATGTAGGTTCTCTGGTTTACATTAACAGGCTCAATCTCGTCCCATAAACGTTGAGTCATTTTAATTTCGGGTGTATGTAATTGTTTATTTAAATAGGAAATTTGTTTGCGGAAACGGCTTCTGCATTTTGTGATAGCTTTCCGCTTAGAATCCATTGTAATAGCAGAATTAAGAATATATGGGTAAACCTGTTTAGCCCACTGGATAACAAGGCGTTCAAATAACCAACTGTATTTTTTCTTTTCACGTGGAATCCACTTAGCAACATTAGAAATATATTGTGTATCCATAGCATGTTCCGAAAATTTCCAAGTATGATTATCTTTGATAAGTTGATTAACAATGAGTTCAATGCACACATCGATTAATGTGTGTTGTTCACCATTAGTAGAGAAATCTCGAATAAAATCACATAATAATATGGCATCTTTCCACGAACCACATAAAGTTAGAGAACCTTGTAACAATGAAATTTCCGGGGGATTTGTCATTGAAATCGTAGGAATTATTTGATATAATGCATAAATGGCAAGTGTAGGATAGACTTCATAAAATGCAGTAATAAGAATATAGGTTAATGTCCGTTCTCCTTTACCGTAAGAAAAATCTCTTGTAAATAAAATAAGTTTGTAGAAGTTGTTTAGAATTTCAATGTACTTAAGTTTATTTGTATTTATTTGTATTTGTTTTTTAAGGAGAGAGAGAACCTGAACAAGATGGTTAAATAAATGTTTATAAACGGTGATATTAAGCTTCCTCGTGAGATTAAAATGAAAAAAAACGAATTGTTCTCTAAAATAAGAAATATAACAGGATGAGGTAGTAGAATTTAATGGTGGGAAATCATCTGGACTGTAAATAAATTTGGGTGTTTGTGTAATATTCATAGCGATTTGTATTATAACAAGTGGTATAAGAGAACATTTATATTGTTTATAAAAATTATATGCGATGTTTTCGTGTTCCCCGTTTTTTGGCAAGTTTCTTATATATAGGTAGTTCATCATGTTTGTCGTAAATACGAACCTTTTTGGTGTTTCTATGTGAAATAGTAGATTCAGGTTCTCTCTGGTCTTGTAAAAAAACAGATTTTAATGCAGATTTTAATGTAATGTTATGTTTGTTGGTAGGTATTTCTTGAAAGAAAAAATAAAGAGTATTGATAGAATGAAAAATGAATATGGAAGCGGGTATATCAATAGAATTGGTAATAGAGGTTTCTTTAAAGAAAGAATGTTGGTTAAGAAGACAATCATCGAGTTTGGAAAAGGGTTGAATTTGTTCAGGTTCGATATCAATGACGTTTGAAAAAATATTAGAGAATTTGTACTTAGAGATAGGTGTGCGTATTTTTTTGGTTTGTATAATTTTAAGTAATGAATCCGGGGAAATAGTAGAATAATTGTGTGAATTAATTTGCAATGGTATATTTTCTCGTATAATTTTGTCAATGTAGTTATTTTGATTGATATAAATAAAAATTCCCCGAATGGAATCCATAGGTTCTCTGGAATAATTCCTTTGTATGTCTTGAATCCGTTTTTCTTGTAGAATCCATGATGTGTCTAAACAATCATAATCGTTATCCTCATTGTTCTCAATATTTTCATTTACATGTTCATTATCACCGGTTTGTGTATGGGGCATATCGTAAAGACTCAATCGTTTTATTATATTTTTGTTATATTTTGATTTCTAAAATTGAACATATTAGATAAACAATATAAAACGAAATCCAATAATATAGTGGCTCGACACCGCATATTTGTTGCAACTATAACAAAATACAAAAATATCAAAAACGATATTATAGGATAAGTATTTTGTAGTATTGTCTATACGCCGATGAATAACAAGTTTACATATAATGTGTTGTGTATTCTAAAAATTCTCGGTTGTTCAGCTTTGTCGTGCATAAGAGATGCATCATCGATTGCCCGAATGGGCAATTGAGGCTGAACCACTCACACTATGGTCCGGTGTAGGTGGGTAGGGTTAACCTTGAATAAAAACCAGCCCAATAATGTGTTGTGCTACAAAAAAAAAAATCAAGGTTATAATTAGAGTGATTTCTAAAAAATTAGGTCACGTCCCGTGAGTTAAGACAATAAATTTCCAATGAGAAACGGTTGTATATAATTACTGTAAAAAATATAAATGACAAAAACATATTCGAGCCAGCAACCTACATTGTAGGTTTATCAACCTACATTGTAGGTTTATTAGGGTAGTTCACCTTAGTTGAACAATGGGGTAAATGTTATTCAAAATAAAAAGAGTTGATAGAATAACATATAACATATAACATATAACATATAACAAATTGATTATCATTATATTACAAGGTATAATGATAATGGAAACAGATAAAAAATTGAAAAACAAAAGTGAGTAGATAGAGTAGTAATAATATCAAAAACATATTGTATTCAATAAAAATGACCCCACTATGTATCCCCCGTGTAGATGCGTCCGTAACGATAGATTACATAAAAAAAAAGATAAATGGACTGAATATAGGTCATATTCGTGAAATCCGTGAGATTCCATTGAGAAATGATCCAACTCATAAAAGAATATTAATGCGATTTTATTGGAAAGAAAATAATAGAAAGTCGATCCATTTGCAAAAGCAGATGGAGGAATTCGGTTCATTGAAGGTAGTCCATGACATGCCTTGGTATTGGAAATTGGTAGTGGCTCAATAGATTAGTTAGGAACAGGAATCATAAATTCATTAATATTAATTTGTCTATCCTTATAGAAAGATATATCTCTTTTTTTTTGAATACCATCTTTACGAACTTCAGGAATAAACAAATGGTGATTAAATAATTTCATATTAAAATCATTGGTTTTATCTTTATAACAATTAATAAAGAAGCAATCAATCGGTAAATTATTATTAATAAAATAATAAAGTCCAAGATTTAATACATATGTACGAAAGCACTTGCTACAAATATAAGAATATGCTCCATAAATGTGTATATTATGAAAAATCGGGTCTTTCAAATCAAAAAACCGAGTATTTTGTTTTCTAATATCTAATAAATCAGTATTCATAGAATTATGTCCAATATAAATAAAATCGGAATGAAGAATATCAATGTTTGTAATATGATAAAAATTATGAAAATCATTTTTAATGTATACGTCTTCTTCAATAATTAATGAATGGTCTATATCAATAGAATTAAGATATTTATACAATTTAAGAGTAGAAATGATAATACCTAATGCTCCTATAGAAAGATGTATTTTTTTAACATTAAATACAGATTGTTTAATAAGTCCATTATTATAATCAGAAATATATTGTTCATGAATTTCAACAGTATTAGGGTGTTTTATTGCATCATGTGCATAAAAAATATGAATATTATTAATATTATAGTAATAAAGTTGATAGAGTAATGATTCTTTAGTTTGTATATTTTCAGGTAAATTAATAATAAAAATAGGAGGAATATAAATATGTAATGGAGTGCAGTTTTTAATAAAGTTTTGAATTTGTAAACGTTTTTGAGAATTATAGTCAACGTAATATGAATTATTAAAATTAATAGAATTTTCCTTATTATAGATACAAAGTAATTCAGGTAGATTATATACCCGTTCTTTAGCAATTTCAGTTACACAATATATTTCAGCTAAATCGGTACACCGATCAATCCATTGATTATTGAATATTAAATATGATTTTGGAACCATTTTAAATAACCAAGCATATCCAGTTCGTAAATGAGAAAATAACCATTCAGGGTAATGCCTATACATACCATTTTGTATACAATCTGTTGGATATGGCTTTGCAGATACAGTATGTTCAATAATATTATTATTGTATATTTTATATCCAGTATAAATAAATAAAGCATTTGTATTTAAATATGCATTATTTAATGTATTAAGTACATTAGAGGAAGATAACCAATCATCACCATCAAGAATAATAATAATACTATTTGAATCAACGTTTTGATACATATTATATTTACAATAAGCTTGTTTCATATTATTGTAATTACGAATATAGGTAACTTTATCTTGTATGTTGTATTCATTTACAATTTTCCAAAATAAATTGTGTGTATTATCAGTAGAACAATCATTAGTATAAAAAATATGCCAATTAGAGTACGTTTGAAAAATAATAGAAAGTAGGTTATTATATATATTTTTTTCATTATTATACGAAGAAATAACAAAAGAAAAAGTATATATTTCATTAATAGGTTGTGATTGAATGAAATAAAAAAATGGAATAATTCTGGATTCTGTTTTTTCCATAACATTCATATTAACGTCAGGAACATTAATTTTCGGTTTAATAGGCATTGGTGAAGTTTCTCCGTATACTCGTGTAACACTATTAGTTGGTTTATCTACATTGTTAGGTTTATTTTTACTATTTTTATAAAATTTTGCAAGCCGTTTTTGTTTGTTGTTTTGAATAGTATTATTTTCATGATTCTTGATAGAATTCAGCATATTAACTATAATAATAAAATAAAATAAAAAATCTAATCTTCGGTAAAAAGAAAATGAAAATATTTATCTAAAACAGGGTTAATATTTTTTAATCGGTTATAATGAAGTTGTCTTTTCCATAAACACAATAGCCAAATACATATTCGGTTGGTTTCTTTTTCAGCGTGTTTAATTTCGTTGGTGAAAATATCGTCCATACAACCATATGCACTGCGATATTCATTTAATTCAATTTTTAATTTATCTTTGATTTCACATAAAAAGTTCAATCTGTTTTGTTCCCGTAGTTTGTCCCGCATTTTCTGTTGTAAAATATTGGCTTTCATATCATCAATGTCTTGTTCTTCTTTTTCCCATTTGTGTAATATAAATCGTATTTCATTTTTAATGTCTTTGAATTTTAATATAATGATTTGTCGGTGATTTTCTAATTTTTTAATAAATGAAAAAATGTTAACGTGACAAATGATAGGGAAAAGAGATTTAATTTCTGCAGGAACAAGAATTTTATTAATTTGATTCATTTCGTTCATTTTTTCTTCAATAATTTTGAGTTGAGATAACGCTAATGTTTTTTTCTCAGTATCGGTATCCATAAGCACCATTTTACTATTGGTCATTTCAATAGAAGTTTCAATTTGTTCATAATGTTTGGCTAATTGTAAAAACATATTGGTAGAAGATTCAAGTTTCAAAAAATGCATAAGAGCAATAAGTAGAGCAACAGAAGCATTTAATGTAGTTAAAATCCATTTAAAATCAGTATTATAATAAATAAAATCCGCAAATACAGTGATACCACAAGTAATAAAAAGGGAAGGAATCATTAAACAATTTAATCTCCATTGTGAGAGTTGGTTAGATTGTATATATACGTTTTTTTGTCCTTTCATAAAAGTAGTTAATATATCCAATTCACTGGAATATTTATTCTCTAATTCCATATCATAATATTTATCAAGTGTTTTTTCAACATCATGAAAAGCTAACTGTTTAAATTTGGAATGTCGTTTGCGTGGTGTATGGTTACGTCTACGAAAAGTATTGCTTTTTAAGTTAGTGGAATTAGTAATATCGTCTAAAGATACTTGTTTCCGTAAATTAGAAGTCGTAGAGGTTTCAGCGTCACAATCACTGTTGTTAGAACTACCACTACGGCTGCCATAATTAGATATAGTTATAGGACTATCACTTCTGGTAATATTAGTATGTAGAATAGCAGAACAATCTTCTGCGGTATGTTTATATTCATTCCGTAACTTATACAAATCAGTATTAGTGACATGTGTAAAATGTGTGTCTGTGTATTGAATTAAGTTCGTTTCTTCTTGAATCTGTCCTAATTCAACATCATTAGCTTCTCTAACATCAATGCGAATGTGTGTAGGTGAATTATCTTGGTGTGAAGAGTCAGATGCAGATGAAGTCCTGGATTGAATATCCGTTGTATGAGTATTCTCGTTATTTTCCATAATTAATATATATTCTCGATAAAATTATGTAGAAAAAAAAACGAAAAAATTGATATTTATCTACTGATGTAAATAAATATAACAAACCATGATTACATCAAATGTTCCAACCATCAAACAGATACATCGTGTTCATGTAAATGATTATAGAAAGGAAATGCGAAATTTTATAATGACATCTCGGTTTAATAATAATACATGGGACGAAAATATGCATTTTCGTGAAAAACAATCAAAGATAGGTTGTATATATTGTTCTCCAAATCCAGTATCTATGAATATCCCACATGAATCAATTTTATTTATTTTAGAGATGAATAATGATAAGAACCATATATTAGGTGTAGGTATGGTAATGAACAAACCGAAAATAAATAAATATTCCGTATATGAAAATGGGAATTATAATCGTTATTCGTTTATTGGAAATTATCGGGTTGATCGAACAGAAATGTCAGAAGAAGAAAATACAATAATGCGGGTATTTGATATATTATGTTTTACAGGTAACCGTCATATGAAACGAGGGCAGGGATTAACGATGTTCCCTGTAGAGATGCTATATAAATGCCATAAAAAGTTGGATTTAGTTGAATTTATACGTAATATGTTTAAATCGCGTTTTACAACAAAATAAAACATAAAAAGAATACAACTCTGTAAAATATATAAATGTTTGTATACGGATAGTATAAAGGACAAGAATATGTCAAATTCACAACCATTATATGACATTCAAGGATATACCGATGTTGAGTTATATGAAATATTAGATTTAGTAAATCCAACTGACCGTGAGTTGGAAGCGAAAATATTAATGGAAATTCATAAATATGAAAATATAAATACAAAATCTGCTCGTAAATTGGCAGTATTTTTTGATGAAATTTATAATCATTTTTTTGAGTCAGAAGATGATGTAGTCGAGGGGTTTGATGCAGATGGCAATGGTGTATATACCCCAGGTGGTAAAGATGAATCCATTGCAAGAGAAAAATATAAATTACGTGACCAAGATGAAAGAGACGCTAGTGGTAATATAATAAGAAGACAAACCGATTTTGCATCTACAGACGCTTATAGACAATCAATCGAAGATCAAATAGCCAATGCAACTAGTTCAAAAGATTTTTTTAATAGTTTTGGTGAAGAGAATGCAACTGGGCAAGAAGATACTGCAAAAACTGCGAATTATAGGAACGTCCATGTAGGCGATAGTTCACAGAAACAAATAGGTTCTACGGAAGTTTACAAACAATCAAATATTTCGGCAGATAAATTGAAGAAATCAAGTGTTGGATATACACAAGATTTAGAATATTCAAGAGGACAGTTAAATCCAATATTGCAGCAAACAACAAAGCGTATAATAAGTATAGATAGTCAGTATCGTAGCGACAAGCGAACATTTTCAACCGATTTTACGTTTAATTTATCAGAACCGTTAAAAGATGTAGTATCTTTAAAATTATATTCGGTGCAAATACCGTATACATGGTATACAATTGGAAAAGCCTATGGAAATAACTTTTTTTATTTCAAGGGACGTACACCAGGAATTGATAGTGATAGTGGACAGCATGATATAAAAATAGAAATTGAAGCAGGAAATTATAAGCCAAGTGAATTAATAGGTGCGGTTAATGATAGTATTAATACAATAAAGACAAGTACAACAGACATATCCATGGGAAATACGTCATTATCATATAATCCGAATACCTCATTGACAACTGCAAACATAGATTTAAAAAAAAGTTATAACGAAAGTAGTTATGTGATACAATTTGATGCTTCAATGATACCAAATAATTTGGGGTTTATAGATACAGAATATGATTGTCGTACAATTCGAACAAAAATAGACACATATAATACAGAAGACGAATATGCGGTAACGGAAAACAATAATTACTTTACTGTGAATGTATATCAGGATAATAATACAACGATAAATGATAGTTTTGATATTTCAATAACTCCAAGTACATATACCCGTGAAACCCTAATAACTGAATTAAAGACCGTATTAAGTAATGAAACCAGATTAACGAATACAAATTGTAGTATAAGTGCCGATAATACATACATAGATATGTCATTACAATTATCTCGTGCTATAAATGGGGTTACATCAAGTACAAAAACAGAAGTTATTTTTTTCGATCAACAATATTATACTGTTGATTTTACAAATGGAATATTTTCTGGTACGGGTATTAAGAATATATATGGAAATATTGGTGGTGATATAAGTGGAGTATTTGATATTTCAGTGGGTAATGAATTAAGCACTACGGAAGATGTTTTAAATAATAGTGCGAATAGTAGTCCAAATGGTTTAGAAAGTCTTATTCAGGATGGAACATATACCGGATTGGAAACAACAACAAGTGGCAATGGAACCGGTGCGATATTAACTATTGTTGCATCGGATAATGTAATAAATAGTGTAACAGTTAGTCTATCAGGTACTGGATATGCAATAGGTGACACTCTTACTGTTGATAGTAATCTGCTTACCGGACGTACTACAGATTTAATATTTACATTGACTGCAGATGATTTAATCGATATAACAGATCCAATAACTGTCGGGGTGAAACAACCAATTTGTACAATACAAACAAAATTCCATAATGGAAATACAACTTTAAATTATAACAATCAAGAAAAAAAACATACAATTGAATTAGATAATGCAATATCAGTAAGTTATAGTTTATCGGTTTTATATAGTGTTATAGAAAAAGCAATAACAGACTATTCATATAATGGTGTAAAAATATTTGAGGGTACAACAATCACTACAGATGGACAGATGGATTTGAAAATTAATGCAGATGATAAAATATGGACAAATGATAATTCTTGTTTTGGATTTGAAAACACTGAAAATAGATTAAATGAAATTCTTAGTGAAACAGAAGCAACTGAACAAAGTGGTAATTATACAATATCAACAATACCTTATGTGCATTTAATTCCAAATACAGACACATATAATGATGCA